ATCCAACAACCCGCGCCATGCTGGTTGCGGACGAGTTGGATGGTGTGCCAACAACTAACACAACCTTTTCACAGAACATCGGCAACGGACTTCGAATTGCCGGTACTGACGCTTTTGCAGGCAATGTCGGCAACCGCTTTATTGAGAATGTCGTGTATAATCCGGGGTCTTCATCCGGGGTTCCAACGGTAACCGCTAGCACCTATGTTGTCGCCATTGACCCCACCACGAATGACAACGTGTTTCGCTCCGCAACGGCCTTTGTGGATGGCACAACGGCGGCACCGACAATCTATCGCTTCGGACAAGCCAATGTCGGTATTGGCTTTGACACGAACGCGGTGTTTTTGGCGTCGAACAGTACGCAACGAGTTGCCGTCAACAATCTAGGGGTTGGTTTTAACGGCGCAGCAGCAGTTGCGCGTCCGACGTATGCCGCTCCAACTGGTACGGCAACGCGAACGACCTTCGACACGGCGACCGTGACGACGGCGCAACTTGCTGAGCGCGTTAAGGCGATGATCGACGATCAGCGTGTCTATGGTCTGTTTGGGTAGCGCCGGCAAAACCCCATTAATCACCGGCACTAGAACATTGCCTCTGTATTTGGTAGAACGCGGCAGTCACCTTATTGCAGCAGGACGCCATGCCAGCAACTCCTCAGACAACGCCGCTTACATATAACGGTTACGTGACGCAGGTCGCCACCATGGCGGTGGTCAACGTGCAGACCGCCGCTGGCGTTGTCGTTGGGGTTGATGCTGCATTCAACGCCATTATCCCCCAAATGCTCAACTATGCGGAACTCCGCATTCAGCGCGACTTGGACATCCTCCCGTCGCAGACATCGCGGCCATACACCCTGACGGTTGGGAACAACCAGTTGCAGCTTGGTGCATATGACTTTGTCACGGTGCAGACAATCACACTGAACGTGGCCGGCGTCACCTACCCGCTGCTGCCGACCACGAAGGAATATCTGCAAAACGTCTACGGGTCGTCCGCTGTCGGCAGCAGGGCGCGGCCAAAGCTCTTCGCCATGTACGGCGGCGACCTCTCCACTGGCGGTGAAACCTTCAACAACATCCTTTTGGGCCCCTATCCTGACATCGCCTACACCGTTGACGTGGTCGGCACCGTGCGCCTGCCGACGCTGTACGAAAACGCGACAACGCCTTTGGCCGCCACTGGCACGACCTTCATCAGCACCTATTTCCCGGATCTGCTGATCCAAGCATCGCTGATCTACATCGCCCAGTTCCAGCGCAACTTTGGTCAGGCTTCCAATGATCCATCCATGGGCCCAACCTATGAATTGCAGTACCAAAACCTGCTGAAGGGGGCTGCGGTCGAGGAGGGGCGCAAGAAGTTCAGCGCGTCTGCTTGGTCGTCCATGTCGCCTGCGGTTGCGGCCACTCCAACAAGGTAGCGCTTCATGCCCCATGCCAGTTTGAAGCTACGCCCCGGCGTTGATCAGAATGAAACGCCAGCCTTGAACGAGGCCGGTATTTCAGTAAGCGAACTTGTCCGCTTCATTCCCGATCAACAGCAGGGCGCTCTGGTTCAAAAGCTGGGCGGGTGGACGAAATATTACCCCAATACCACGCCGGCCATCACCCGCGCCCTTTGGGCTTGGCAGGACACGCAGTCAGACAAACACCTTGCCTACGGAACTGAGGAAATCGGGGTTACTGGATCCGCTCAGCTTGGCGTCATTACGGAAGGCACCCTTAGCGATATCACGCCCCGCCAAACCTTCGACAATGTGGCGGCAGCGGCTTCCGCCACAAGCGGCAGTAGCTACGTTATCATTACGGATGCGACCACGACTGGAATCACCCAGTATAATTCTGTGTACATCACGACGCAGATCTCCGTTGGCGGGGTCGTGCTGTTTGGCCTGTATCCGTGCAACCCTGACGGATATCTTAGTGGCACATCATACTCCGTGCAGGCGCTGGACGCCCTTGGTTCGCCGCTTGCCGCCACCTCGACATCGACCACGACAACGCTGCCGCTCTTTTCCGTTGTATCCGCCAGCGCCGTTGTCACGGTCACACTAGCCAATCACGGGTACAGCGTCGGATCGACCTTCCCTGTTCTCATGTCCACGACCGTTGGCGGATCAACCTTTTATGGTGATTTTATCGTCGATACGGTAATCAGCAGCAGCCAGTTTACGATCAATGCCCTGACGCTCCCGTCATCAACAACGACAGGATATTTGAATGGCAACCAAGCCCACTTCATTTACAATTTTGGTGTCGGTGCCATTTCGTCTGGCACCGGTTACGGTGTTGGCACCTACGGCGGCGGCGGCTACGGCACTGGCACCGCCGTCACCCCCACCACAGGGACTGCAATCAACGCAGACGACTGGTCGCTAGACAATTGGGGTGAAGTCCTGCTTGCCTCCCCGGTATACGAGCAGGCCCCTCAGTTTCAGCCTATCTATGAATGGGACCCGACCGGGTCTTTTCCTACTGCGACCGTCATCCCGCAGGCCCCGCCCGTCAACGGCGGCTTCTTTGTTGCCATGCCGCAGCGCCAGATCATTGCTTGGGGATCCACCTTCACCGGTATCCAAGACCCGCTGCTTGTCCGCTGGTGCGACGTCAGCAATTACAATGACTGGATTGGCACCGTCATCAATCAGGCCGGGTCCTACCGCATCCCCAAGGGCTCTAGGGTTGTCGGCGCGATCCAAGCTGCGCAGCAGGCCCTGCTTTGGACTGACATTAGCGTATGGTCGATGCAGTATATCGGTCAGCCCTATGTCTACTCCTTCAACGAGGTTGGTTCTGGTTGCGGCCTGATTGCAAAGAACGCTGCGGCATCCATCAATGGGTCCGTCTACTGGATGGGTCCGTCGCAGTTCTTTTCTCTGACCGGGGATGGTGTCCAGCCTGTGACGTGCCCGATCTGGGACGTCATCTTCCAAGATCTTGACCAGACAAACTTGCAGAAGATCAGGGTCGGGGTGAACTCACGCTTTGGCGAAATCACTTGGTACTATCCGACCATGAGCAATGGCGGTGAGGTCAACGCATACGCGAAATATAACGTGTTTCTGAGGGTCTGGGACTTCGGCACGATAGGCAGGTCTGCTTGGGTCGATCAGTCGGTCCTTGGGCCCCCTATCGGGGCGGATCCCAATAGCCGGTATATTTACCAGCATGAGACGTCGCCCAACGCTGACGGCCAGCCCATGCTTTCCAGCTTCCAGACTGGCTATTTTGCCATGTCTGAAGCGGACGTGAAGACGTTTGTCGATCAGGTCTGGCCAGACATGAAGTGGGGCTTTTACGGCGGCGTTCAGAACGCCACGGTCAACCTCACTTTCTATGTCACGGATTATGCCGGCCAGACCCCTCTTACATTTGGCCCCTATCCGTTGACGCAAAACACGACCTTCATCAGCCCGCGCTTCCGTGGGCGACTGGTGTCAATCGGCCTTGGCAGCAGCGATATTGACTCTTTCTGGCGCATTGGGAACATTCGCTACCGCCTTCAGCCTGACGGCAAGTTCTGAATTGGATTGAGACATGGCATCACTAAGCGACCTCCTCACTACCGCAAAGAACATCGCCTCCGCCATCAACGGCGTGGCGCAGACCTATGTTTTTGTACAGGGGGCTCAAATCCACCAGAACATGACGGCTGCTACGGTCGTTAGCACGTCCCAAGGACGATTGGCGACGGTCAGCGTTACGACTGCTGGATCGGCTGTCGGGGTCATCTACGACTCCGCCAGTACCAGCATCACCACCCGCCCCATTTACACTATCCCCAACACAGTTGGCGTTGTATCCGTGAACCTTCCAGTGGTTTATGGCGTTGTTGTAGCTCCCGGCACAGGTCAGGCCGTCACAGTCAGTTATTCGTGAGGTTCGCATGCCACTGAAGCACGGTAAATCGCAGAAGGTCATTAGCGGCAACATTGCTGAAATGATCAAAGCTGGGCATCCTCGCGATCAGGCGATTGCGGCTGCACTGTCCACTGCGCGCAAGGTGCGGGCATCCGGCGGGCGAAATGAGGATGACATCAGCACGGCCAAACGCCTTGGCATGGACACTTCAAACATTTCCGATGTTCGTGAAGCTGGCAAGCTGCGGGATTTTCATAAGGACCTTAGGTCCCAAATGGCTGACAAAATGCGCGAGATGGCTGAGCGTACTGAATCAGTTCGCGATCAGGGTCTATTGCCTTTTGAGGTGGGCACTCGCTTCACCACTCCGCATAGCCGCAGGAATGATCTGCCTCCGTTTAAGGTCACTGGTCACTGGTCAGACCCGAAGACCGGGAAATACGGCTACAACACCAATCGGATGATGGTTGATGATGGTGAAGAATACGAAGAGAACAGCCGTGTTTTTGCGATGCCTGAGCATCACGAAGGCTTTGAGCCCATGGGCGGCCTGCGGGCGGTAAAGCGCCATGGCGGACGCCTAACCCGCGCCAATGGCGGTCAGGTGGTGACCAAGGTGCATAGCGGCCCCATCCACAGCGCCGTTGCGGGCCGCACGGACCATCTCCCGATGCATGTGGCGTCAGGATCCTACGTCATCCCCGCCGACATCATCAGCGCCATGGGCGAGGGCAACACCATGGCTGGCTTCAAGCACATGCGCACCATCTTTGGCGGCGTCCCCTACACCGGTCAGGAAGCGCCCTACGGCGTTGAGGGAGGCCCCTACGGTGAGCCTATGCCCGGTAAGGCTGAGGGCGGCGTTGCGACGGTCCCGATTATTGCAGCCGGTGGGGAATATGTTGTAACGCCTGAGGAGGTGATGCAAGCCGGCGGTGGGGACCTTGACACCGGTCACCGCGTATTGGACGAATTCGTTAAGCGCATGCGCGCTGAAACCGTTAAGACACTGAAAAATCTACCCGGACCTAAAAAGGATTAATTATGACGGATAAGGCAAGCTCAAACGACCTTTATATTCGCGTCGGAGTGCCTGAAGACATTGATGAAATCATGGTTATTGCCGTTCAGGCGGCTGAGGAAAATGGGTTTCTTGAGGCTAACCCCCGCAAGCTTGCCGAAGAGATCTATCCGGCGCTGTGCCAAGACCATGGAATTGTTGGACTTATTGGCCGCAAGGGCGAAGCCATTGAGGGCATCGTGGTCCTTCGGATCGGCACGATGTGGTATTCCGACACGCCCGTGGTCGAAGAAAAGGCCATTTTTATTCACCCTGAATATCGCAGCGCAAAAGGCGGTCGGGCAACGCGCCTTTGTGAATTCAGTAAGAAGGTTTCCGATACCCTTGGAATTCCCTTGATAATTGGTGTATTGTCCAACAACAGGACGGAAGCTAAGGTGCGGATGTATGAGCGCCAGTTTGGGAAGCCAAGCGGCGCTTTCTTCCTATACGGCGCGAAAACTGGGGATCACTCCAGAACGGAGCATTAAATGGGCAGCAAGACCGCCAAGTCAACGCAGGCGATCACCATCCCGCCGGAGGTGTTGGCAAGGTACAATGCAATCAACGCCCGTGCCGACACCGTCACCAACAGGCCCTTCCAAAAATACACTGGCGAATTTGTCGCCCCTCTGACCGAAACGCAGCGCGCAGGTATAGCCGGCACCAATGCCGCATCCGGTATCGCTCAGCCTTATTTTGGCGCTGCAACCAATCAGTTGATGGGCGCTCAGGCGGCGACACAGCCTTACTTTAACGCCGCAGGTCAGGCTTACGGCGCTGGCCTTGGGCAGGGCCAGCAGTATCTGGGGGCCGCTACCGGGTATGCGCAGGAAGGCGGTCAGGCCGTCAACGCTAGCGACCTTGATAGCGCCGCCATCAACAAGTACATGTCCCCATACCTGCAAAACGTGCTTCAGGGCACCGCCGGCCTGCTCAACCAGCAGAACCAGCAGCAGCAATCTGGCCAAATGGGCAATGCTATCCGCTCCGGGGCTTTCGGCGGCGACCGTGGCGGCATTGCTGCGGCAAACCTCAACCAGCAGCAGAACTTGGCCAATGCCAAGATCTACTCCGACATCCTGAACGAGGGCTATAACAATGCCCTGAACACCGCTGTCGGCCAGCAGGCTGTGGGCCTTGGCGCTGCGCAGGCGAACCGTGCTGCGACACAGCAAACTGCCGACCGTGTGGCTGCACTTGGCCAGCAAGGCTTTAACCAGTTCTCAACCACGGGCGAACGGGCTCAGGGTCTTGGTAAAGACGTCTATGGCACAGGTGCTGCGACGTCCGCAGCCCTTGCCGGCCTTGGTACGGGCGCGCAGGACGCGGCGCTTTCAGGCGCTGCGGCTCAGATGACCGCCGGTCAGGTCGAGCAGGCCACCAAACAGGCTGAAAACACCGCCCTGTACAACCAGTTCCTTCAAGAGCAGTCGCTGCCGTACCAGCAGCTTAAGCTGGCGTCCGACATCGCCCTTGGCACCGGCACGGCTTCTGGCAGCACGACGACGACCGCGCAGCCGGGTGGCTTCTTCTCCGATGAGCGTCTGAAGGAGAACATCAAGGCGGTTGGTAAGACCTTCGATGGCCAGACGATCCACAGCTACAACTACAAGGGCGACCCGCGCACCCAGATCGGCCTGATCGCCCAAGAGGTCCAGAAGCATCACCCGGACGCTGTGGGCCTTGCTGGCGGCTACAAGACCGTCAACTATGACAAGGCGACCGAAGACGCCGCAGACCGTGGCCACATGGCCTACGGCGGCCTTGCAAGCGCTGGCGGCAGCGTGTTGCCGCAGGATGCGGGTCAGGGCTTTGCCAGCGGCGGTGTTGCCGGGTTTGATCCAGCCATGATGCAGCAGCTTCTTGCGGCTCAGCAGGCCATGTACGACCCGATCATGAAGGGCAACATGTACGCTGGCGGCCCTAACGCTGGCGGCGGCCTTGTGCCTCAGTCTGAGTTCGCTGCGCGCCAATTGATGACGCCGGCTGAACTGCCGCGTCAGGCTACCGGCGTAGAGCAGGCAAATTCCATTGCAAACCTTGGCAAGACCATCAATGAATTTGGTGAAGATGTCGGCGCTTGGGGTGACAAAAAAGACGACAAGAAAACGCCAGAGCCTAGCAAAACCCCTCCGGCCAAGCCTGCCGCGACTGGTGTCGCTCCACCTCCGCCCCCCGTTGATACCTCGCCACCGAAGGCTGAGGACTTTTACCCCAGCCGTCGTAAGCAATATGCTGACGGAGGAATGCCTTATTCGGCTCAAATGCCGGGTATGGGCTTGGATATCCCCCAAGAGGACGAGTTTTCCAAGAAGTACGAATTGATGACCCCGGCTTCCCTTGAAAAGCCAGAAAGCGGCCTCGACAAGGTTGGCAAGATTGCTCAAATTGCAGGCACTGTGGCCGGTATGTTTGGCTCTGACCGCCGCATGAAGGAAAACATCAAGGCGATTGGCAAGCTCTTCGATGGCCAGACCGTCCATAGCTACAACTACAAGGGCGACCCGCGCACCCAGATTGGCTTGATTGCTCAAGAGGTGGAAGACCACAGGCCGCATGCCGTTGGCCTTGCTGGCGGCATGAAGACCGTTGACTACGGCAAGGCGACGTCTGCGGCTGCGCGCCGTGGTCACTTTGCCATGGGTGGTATGCCGGAAGAAGAAATGGACGAAATTCCGTCCTATGAGCCGACAGGTCTCTATCACGGCGACAACAAGATCGTCCGCAACCTCTTCAAGGCCACTGCATCCGGCAACAAGAACATCGACCTGATGAGCGGCGAAGAGCTTCCGGCAGACGAGGCTGAGGCCTTGCAGCGGACCACGCCCACCAACATGCCAGAGCCTGCTGGCCTTGCCGCAGCAGCCAAGGAAGGCCTGCCTGAGTTGCTTAAGGTCAAGAAGCCACAAGCGGCTCCCAAGCCGGCTGGCCTTGCCCCTATGGCAAGTGCGCTTCCAAAGAACATCATGCAGATTGCCCGCCTGATCCACGCTGGCGAAGGCACCGGCCAGAACCCTGATTCTACGGCCAAGGGGCCGTACCAGATGATCGATAGCACTTTTGCTGGGCAATTCCGGAAGCAGTATCCCGACCGCGCAATGGGCATGTCAGATCGGGACATCATTGCGCTGAAGCGCAGCCCGGAAGGGGCCGCCCTTAGCGAAGCGATGGGTCCCAAGCTGATCGAAAGCAACGCGCGCGTCATCGAACGCGGCGGCTTTGAGCCCGACGCCGGCAACGTATACCTTGCTCACTTCTTGGGCCCAGATACCGCCGTTAAAGTGCTTCGCGCCGATCCTAATGCCCCTATTGCAAACTATGTGACCGAAGGGGCAATCAGGGCCAACAGGCCGCTGCAAGAGAACCCCACCGTTGGCGGCGTCATTAATTGGGCGCGTGGGTCCATGGCCAAGCAGGCGTCCCGCCTGAGTCGTGCATCTGGCGGCCTTGCTGGCCGCGATGGCTATGCTGACGGCTCTGCTGTCAAATATCCGGGCATGGTTCCCCTTGAATTGTTTGATACGTCCGAAGCTCCGGTTGAACAGCCCGCACCGACCGGTATTGCCCCGGTCCCAGTCGCAGCGGCGACACCTGCGGCTCCCGCAGCGCCCAACAGCGGCCTTGCTGCGGGCACGAACGGCATGAACACGACGGAAGAGCCTGAAGAGAGGCCTAGCGCGCCACAAGACAACAACTTCTTCCGGGGCCTTGCCAGAGGCAAGGCGACGTCGGTCATCCCGTTCCTGACCGGCATTGCCGCCATGGGCGCTGCCCCAACGCGCAGCCTTGGCGTTGCGCTTGCCACAGGTCTTGGCGCGGGTGCGCAGGCCGCTCAGGGGCAACGCGCATTTGGCATCAAACAAGGCGAACTTGGCGTTGCCAAGCAGCTTGCTGATGCCCGCACGGCAGAAGTCACAAAGGGAATTTTGGAAAAGCGGTACGAATTTCTTGAAAACGGTCAAGTCTATGACACCTACACTGATACATTCCTGCCCGCTGAACTGGCGACAATTGCCAAGGCTAGGGCGTTTAAAGCCGGACCCATGGAAGCTGTTGCTGGCACAACATCGGGGGCCATGAGCCGAGAAGATTACCTTAATAAAAACCCGACAGCCGGCACCGTTGTGCCAAAGCTTCCGCCCAAGCAATCTTACAGAGCCAACCCTAGCAGCCCTAGCGAAACCATTTTGGCCGGGGCTGAATTTACCCCCGGCGTCATGGAGGCGCGGGCTAACCGCGACCAATCTGAGTTTAAAATGAACGATCTTTATAAGGCATTAAGCGCTCCCGGCGTCGGTTCTGGGCGATACACCCAGCTTCAAAATCTTTATACGTTGGCCAAGGGTGATTACGAGCGCGCAGATGCCAAGTGGAAGGAAACGCTTGGCAAGGTTGTGGAAGTTCCTATGGCAGCCCTTCAAGGAAGCAACGCTATAAAAATCAGCATGAATGCTCAATCGCTTGCGCCCCTGATTGAAGACGCGCGGACGGCTATTGAGGTAAAGCAGACGATCAACGAGATGCTGCCCAACATCAAAGACGGCAGCGCCATCACCCCGTTTGCAACTAAGATTGGGCAAGCCCTTATCGGGTCTGGCGTAGACAAGGATTTTGTTGAA